CAAGATATGTTATTGCACGACTTAAAATCTCAACACAATCATCGAAGCCTCCTAACGCCCTGTTGCATTTGTGGCAGAGCCATCCTCTGAAAGTCTCGGTATCATGACAGTGATCCAGAACCCATGACCCATTCTTAGTATTCCCTTTGCCTTTGACCTGCTCCTCATCCTGATTACATATAGGGCAGATGTAACCTTCGTGTGGCATACCGTGCTCTTTACGCAACACCTGTCTTACATTATGCAAGTATCTATTGCACGTCTTGCACTCAGGACGGAGATAGTTACCTCCTGATGTCATAGAGAATGAGGACAGGGGCAGGTACTCTTCACACTTGCTACACATCTTACCTTCCCCCGCCCCTAGATCCCCATGTTCCTCTGACTCCGCGAACATGGATAGCTGTGTCATCTCCCATCACCTTTCTGGATTGGGAGTAGCTCCATCCAAATTTGATCCACAACTTGTATGGGAACTGTTGAATATGCTTCAAAGGATTTCACTTCCTTTAGCCTACCAAAGTAACTTTTGTTAAACCCTCGTTCCCACTCCTTACAGCGAGATGTACCATAAGAATACGGGTTTGTCAAGTTTTCTCTAAACCCAACCTTACCCTCCTCAAGTATCTTTTTGAGGGGGTAAAAGTCAGAGCTAATATACTTTTTCTTAGACGCCACAGACTCCTCCTGTGTTACTAATTTCACAAATGTCATGAGTCTCTACATGCTCGTCAAACTCTTCTCCCAGACGCTCTACAGCTTCCTTGTAGGGTACTGAAGTAAGAGGTTGACCTCCTCTAGAGCCGTCTGGGTAACATGTAAATCCCCTTAGCCTGTGAGCGTATTTAGCAAGTGTCTGGGCAAAAGGTTTAACAAGGTCTGGGTTATTAAACTTAGACCCCCAGGAGGGTAGGTTAATGGTGGAGCTAATTGACATATCTACATAGTCTTGGACATCTGCCTGAAATTTAATTCGACGCTCATAATCAGGAGCAAGATCAAGTGCGCTTTCAATTTCATCAGGGTTAATCCCGTAGATGTCAATTAGCTCTTGTGCGGCAGAGTCAACAACGTATTGATATTTCCACCTAGTACCATTAGTAAGGTAACGTCTCTTGTAAGCTACGGCAAATATTGGTTCGATACCTGTTGTAGTACCTGCCAGGATACCAATAGAACCAGTAGGAGCAATAGCCCGGTTTGCCACGGGTGTTGATATAGACAACTTATTACTGAACTTTCTAGACGTGTCATCAGACACTCCTTTATAGATCGCCAGCCATCGGTGAAGCTCGTCAGTAACTTCATACTTATGTCCTCTCTTTACTAACCATTCGTGCATACCCATAAGCCCAAGTCCTAGTCGCCTATTCTTTGCCCGGACATCATACACTTTTTGATAAGGTAACTGCGCTCTGAGCGTACCACAAATCAAAAACTTAGTGGCTAACTCAACAACATTGGCAAGTTCTGTGACCGATTCAATACGGCCAAGGTTGATACTACCCAAATTGCAGACATCAGAGTCATCACTGCTGCAAACTTCAGTACAGGCGTTGCGTAGGGTATCATTTTCATTCTCCATAAAATTAAAACTAAATCCAGGTTCTGCTGAATGCAAAGCCTGTTTTACGTTTTCTAAAAATATCTCTCCTACATCACCAGTATTCCAGTAATTTAGGAGCCATTCGGTATCATAGTTGACGCTGATGTTTGTCATGTCTAAAGGAGCGGGAAAGTTGAAGTCCTGTTCCTTTATTTGTTTTAGTGTCAATCCTGTATTACCTACCGGCATTCTATCCCAATCCTTTGCAGTCAGAAAGGATGGGACATCATTGTGCTTCCAGTTTAATGAAGCGTATATAGCAGATCGGCGACTACCTCCCTGCATGACCTTAGCCCCGATGGAGTTAATCATTTCCATCTTAGGGATTGGGCCGCTGGCAACTCCTCCCGTACCTGCGAGTGTTCTGCCAGACTCACGGTAAACTGAGTAATCTACACCAATGCCTCCTCCAGTCATAAGACAACTTTCAGATTTCCAGCTTAGATTAGCCCAGTCTTCCCGTGTATCTTCTTCCGCCTTCAGAAGAAAACAATTATTGTAGTACCTATTCGATCGACCTGCATAGTACAGGTAACGACCACCGGGTACAAATTTTAGATCCGTAATGTATTCACGCAATTGTCGTTGCTCATCCTTGGAAAGGAGGTCTTCCTCACCACTTCTGAGATTACCACAAACGTCTTTAACTAGGGTACTAGCCAGTTGTGACCAAGTATCGCATCCTGGATGAGAATATTTTAGATTAAAGACATCTTCGCTGAATTTTGACCGGAAGGTTGGGTTTCTATTAGACTTAAAGCTACTCATATATTTCAGCCTCCACGCTTTTGACAATCATGTCATCAAAACAACTATTGAAAAATGCTTTTACCTCAAACGGAAAGTGGTCCTTGAAACCTTCTAATCCATCCGCTGGAATTAGAGGATGGTCCTCATCAATACTCAGCTTTACGGTTAGTACCATATCAATCATTTTAGAATCGATACAAATTGTTTATAGAAGGATACTTGTGAAAACGAAAGGAAGACATAAAATCATGTTGGCCTAATTTAACAAACCTCCCAGACTTAATTTTTTCCTCGTACACTACTCTTGCAGCTTTCTTGACAAGCGAGACAGCCTCTTCGTAATTTTCCTTCGCGGCTTCAGCATTGGTACAAGCATGTCGATACTCATTTTCAGCCTCACGTACATCACCTAACTTGATCTCATTCAGTTCCTTTTGCCTCTCCTCAATTTCCTGTTGAAGTTCGCGATATCGATCGTCTAGCATTTCGTTGGGGTCCATTTTAATTTCCTTTCACTAAGTCTGAAAGATCGACCTTTGGGTGATCCTCCGTTTTAATCAGTTTGCCGTTATCGTTTAGGGTTCCGTTAGAAATCTTTAACATGTTGTTTTCATGTACTCTTTTAAACGCTTCTGGCAAGTTATCAAACTCGACATACCTTGAAGCAAATCCAATAGTGACATACAAAAGATCACATACTTCTTTTAGGATATGTTCAGAGTCTACAACATATTCGTCTGTTTGATGAACTGCCACCGAGTCCAAGCTTTCTGCTAGTTCCTCTGATTCCTCCTTTATCAAATCCATAGCAAAGTCTGTCTGACTGAGGTACTCATCATACTCGTCTATCCCAGAAAATTCAGGTGAGTTACCTCCGCTCCTCATTAATTTGGATAATTGATTACCTGTCTTATGTAGTATAGCTTTATCATGAAACTTAGCTTCTGTCAATCGAGAAGTGAGGGTATTCTGAAACTCCTTTAGCATTCCTAACTCTGCTTGCATACTACTTTTTCTCCTTAGCAACTGTTTCAATTAGCTTGTTAAGATACCATTTGGATTTCCCCAAGTCCTGCAAGGGGTTATCCTTGTAACGATATCTCCAAAGATACTTCATAACATTTCCTTGAAGGTATACTGAGAATAGCGATCCTGTACAAGCCTCTATTGCCTCAATGCATTCAATACTATTATGACGATTGTAATGTTCAGGTTTATGCACAGGATCGAACTTATCAGTAAATGCTTTATCACACTCGTCGTTATCACCAAAACTCAGATCGTTTAATCCAAATATTTCATCGGTTGCAGTTGGACTAGGCATCATCGTTCTCCTGTGAAAGTGGCGTTTTTAAATACACAACATTTCCTTCTTGGTGTTCAACAGGGGTATCCTCTAGGTGGCCCATATCTCTTAGCGTCGATGCAATACTAGAAAGAAGCCCCTCCATTAGGGATTTCTCAAGAACTTTAATAGCATCATGGTCTTGCGAATCTTTTTTCTCAGGGGAGACAAAGTCTTCAAAGATAACATCACAATCCCCTTCGTCCATAGTTATAGAAATTAAAAGGGTAACATCAGGTACCCGTACCGTATGTACTGTTTTTATTTCTGACATGTTATATCCAAAAAATGTTCAGCATAGACTAAGGCCAGTGGTTTCTTTCTGTTTCCTTTCAGGATTACTACAGGTCTGGTTTTGGGCGGCATACTACTTTCGGCTTGATCCATTATAGAATATACACTAAACGCGGCCCTGGATTTACACTCCACTGTCCAAGGCCATTTACGACGAGCGGCAGGGGATAGCATTACGTCTGGTCCATTTACTCCCATCGGTGTAGACTTGATGTCATCAGGTTCAACACCTTTAAGACGAGACAATAAGCTATCCCTTACCCATTGTTGCAATAACCTTCCTTTGTTTTTAGCTGACGCGGGTTTCATACTTGGGGCTCAGTTGTGTATAATACTCGTACTTCGCTGACTTAGCAGTTGACACGGGGTTCTGCATAAACTTTAGCCCAGGCCAACACTCAAACTTATAGTCGCAGTATACACAGGGACGTTGGAGTTTACGATTACCTGTAGATTTCTTATAGTAAGTTTCTGCAACGTCTTCGTATAAACGATAAAATTGCTCCTTGGTTTCCGTTTTAGATATTTGTAATGCCTTCTGCTCGATCTGGTCTAGATAGAATTGCTCATCATCTGGATCAGCTTCTATAACCTTCATCTCGCCAGTACCTTTGTTAACGATTATCCAGCCACCAACCTTTACTCCTTCTGCCTTAGCGTATCCGAATAATTGACAACAATATCCAAAATCATCTTGACGCTTTAGATCTTCGTAGGATGCAAACCTACTAGTGTAAGAATAACTACTTGCACTCTTAATATCCCAAACAGTCTTGTCTTCCATTTCGATGACAAGGTCTAGTTCCCCAAACATGTCACCTGATTTAGTTGGTAGCTTAACTCGCTTATTTAGATCAGTAATCTTTACTCCAGCAGCTAAAAGAATGGCAACCGATACAACTTCTGTCATATCACCATAGGTCATCATGATCTTAAAGTGATTAGGCTTGGCTTCTTCTTTCCATCCTAGCTTAGAAGCCTGTAGTTGACACATAGGCTTACCAATTTGAGATAGGGAAGGCAATGACTTCTTATTAACAGCCCTAACGTGGTTAAACCTAGTTAATTTTTCATTGAACATCTGACTTGCCTGGAAAATAATCTCCCGTGAGAGTGTAGGGTTCCCAGACAAGTAGACATCAATTTGGCTTTGTAAGTTATTCACCTGGAGTGACATCCTGCACAAATTCAGCAGCTACAGATGAACTGACATTGCCCCTCATTTTATCTACAACAAACTCGTTCTCCTCTTTGATGACATCTTGAAAGACCTTCAAGGCAGCGTGATCATCAGAGGACAAATCAATACGGTTCTCAATCAGTGGATCATACTTCAAGACAAACCATTTGTTCTGTCCCTTGGAAGCTACAGTAAAATTCACCTTGAACTCGTAGTTAAAATGCTTGAGCTTCTTTACCTTCTCCAGTTCTCCAACTACCTTACCAACCTCAAAGAAATTGGATGGGCCTAGCCGCATACGAAAAGGAATGGGATCAAACTCTACAGGATGCGATCCAGGGATAACGGCATTGTCCATTCGCATAACCCCAAACAGATGCCTATACAATTTGGTGTTAGCCGCCTTCGCATATGCTACTGGATCTTGAGCCTTTAGCTTTTCCTTTTGCTTAGAAGGAACCCAGTTGCACTTGTTGCCTCCCTTCCAATCCATAACCTTGTCGGAGAACCTGATAAAGTGTTGGGACATGTTAGTATACTCTTCAGCGTCCCCATCAAACACGGCAGTCTGCATGGTGGTAGCAAAGATCCTTATAAACACATCCTTGGAGAACACTGGACCATGGTCTGGATGCTCTAATTTCATAGAAGGAACAGGAACCCCTTCCATGCTGTCCCCATAAAAAGGGTCCCGGTTTATGCTGGCGCGAGAGATGGAGGAACCCTCATCTGGTACAATGAAAAGGTCCGTTGAGTTTTCAAAGTCTAGTGTAACTAGCTGGTTCATTATGTCTCCTTTCAAATCAAGACATATGGTTTAACACATAAGTTCTAATA